CCCTGCCCGAAATGCTTTTCAATAGTAGCCATATATAATCACCTTTCTTTAAAATAAAGCGGGGAATTGCACCCCGCTGATTGTTATACTATGAAATATCAGTAGCACCCGATAGGATTTGTACACACCATGTTGCGTTTAACATCTTGGCTACAAAAGCAGCCTTCCAGCCTGCGGTGGAGTACATCTCCAAATTATCACCTGTCTTGGTCTTGTCGTGGAAAATTAAATGGTCTTGTACACCCTTAATGCGAACACCTGCATAGGCTTCTTTTCCGAATATCGGGGTATGGAAGACTGCTCCGCTTGCAGAGTAAGTACCCATAGTTCCAGCAGCACTTCTCCAAGGGTCAGTATCAAGTACGAACCTTACGCCGTTCCATTGTCCTATTTCTCCGTTAAAGAGCTTGGTAGAACCTGCGTAATGTTGAGCGTTAACCCATGCACTATCCTGTCTGATATCGTACTGGGTATACGGGCTTAACACACCGATATAGAACCCGTTAAAGGTCTGGGCATGATGCTGCTGTAAGACCTTTACTGCTCTGTCAATCCCTGCACAGGTCAGTTCATCAGCAGAAGTAATTCCGTAAGAGTTGGCTATTTTAGCTAAATCGTTGGTTATAAAAGATTCGTTTACTGCATCAGCTGTAACCAGTGTGACATCTCCAGCAGTAGCTGCAGAGATATATCCGCCAAGCCCCTTATTGTTTCCGCTTACTGCAACCAAAACACCGCCGACCAATCTTGCGTCATCAGTTCCAGAGCCTGTAGGGAGTCCGTCATTAGTAGTAAAAATAGTAGTGGAACTGTCAGTAGTTGAATCACAGGTGCAGACTGCGTCATAGGTGGTATCCTGGTCTATTCTCATCGGATAGGCGTGCCTGACGATTTCCTGCCAGTAGAGTCTGTTGATTGTTTTACCTCTGTTTTCACCTAAAGATTCAGTTTTAGAGGAAACTTCAGGGTCAATAGAGGTAAATCCTAAAATGTCGGATAAGGCTACAACCTTACCATACTGGCTGACTTTAGCTGATACATTCTGGAATTCCAAATTTTCAGCAGCAGGGCTTGAGCCTTCAGTAAGTGCGGTAATTGAAACATCCATCGGAATCCGTTTCCACCATGTTACAGTATCGCCTCTGTATTTAGGAATATCCTTTGATTTATCGGCAAACTGCTCTAATACTAAAAACGGCTTTTCGGCGAGTAACGCTTTCTTCTCATAATAAGTGTTTACTAATTCTGTAGTATCTGTTCTTATATTTCCGGTAAGTGCCATCTTCGTTCATCTCCTTGATTATGTTTTCCCCCGATGGCTGGTTAATTATTGCAGTATCTTCTCCAGTCGCTTAATAGCTTCTTCTGGGTCCATACTGTCATAATCAACCGATTTTCCCACTTTCGGTGAAGTCGGTCCTTGCGGCTCAGTATATGTTCTTATTTTCTTTTCATATTCATCCGCCTTCTTCTTGGCGTTGCTGATGATTTCTTCTTCTTTCTGTTTGAGGATTTCAGGGGCTTTTTTCAATCGGACTTCCTGATAAGCCTTCTCAAAAGCTCCCGAACCGTATCTGTCCCAGAACTCGTTGCGCCCGTTCTTATCACGCCTGCTTAACAGCTCGTTGACTTCCTTCTCTATTAAAGTGTATGGTACAATATCTTCTTTGGTGTTATCCTTCAGTTCCTGAACAGCCATCATATTGTTGTACTTGGCTTGAGTGAGTGCATAGGGCTTGATAACTTCAGAAATAACAGGAATTAATGCTTTTTTGGGGTTCGAGGCTAAATCTTCCAGAAATTTGTTAGTCTGCTCTGGGGTCATATTGTCAATAATATTATTAACAAGGTGCTGGTTTGTTGCAGATAACTGGTAGCGTTCGGTTTCCTTCTTTAAGATGTCCTGTTCTTCCTTGAACTTTCTCAATTCGCCCAGTTCGTTAGAGTGTTCCCCTAACTTCTTCTGTAAGTTTTTGTACATTTTTGCAAGTTCTTCCGGTGATTTTTTTAGTAAATCATCTGGAATGTCCTCTGTTTCCTCGGGCTGTTCAGTTTCCGATGTTTCCTCGGTTACTTCTTCAGTTTCTTCTTCTGGTTCCTCTGGTGTTTCCTCGGGCTGTTCTTTCAGTTGCTTTTCAATTTCCTCAAGTTCGTTCTTTAAGTTGTCATCAGCGGTCAAATGGCTGTCGTCAACATTTTTCTTGTCTACATCAGCCTTTACTTCTGCTTGTCCGTTAGGGGCAGTTTCGGGGTTGTTGATGTCTTTCCCTTTAGCCATAATTAAGCTCCTTTCTTATATTTCTTAATTAGATTAAGTTCAGCTTTCGCTTTCTTGTCAAGTGTATCAAGCTCATCATATAGATTTTCTAAAATCTGTATAACAGCTTGTGAATACTTTAATTTTTCCATATCCTTATGTTCATGTTTAACAATATCGATATGTTCATTAAGGATTGATTTTAAAATAGAGTCTATGTAATACCACCCTGGAGTAGACAGGGTTTCTTTAATTTTCTTTAATTCTTCAATATTTGTCATCTAATCCCTCTGACAATATCAGTTAAACCTCCGCCGGGAGACTGTGCGGGGGATACACCGCCTCCCTGTTGCGGAGAAGCAGGGGTGGGAATCCCTGCCTGTGAGGTTTTCCTTTTTACTCGGTTCTGGCTTTCCTGTCTTTCCCGTTCTTCCCTTAAATAGGGCAATAGTTTTTCAACATCCTTGAAGTTAAACTGATTCGCCAGACGCTTCATTATTTCCCCTACATCAGCTTTGGGAACCATAATAGGTTTGCCGTCAGCACCCATAATAGGTTTGCCCATTTCATCCAACATCGGGGCATTGGCGTTAATAGAGGTTTCAAGGAATTTCAGTAAATACTGGGCTTCGGTATTTTTCTCCTGAAATACGCTCACACCTTTAGGAATAAAATCAGGGTTGCCCTTCATGGTTATATCTTCCTTTGTAACCTTCCGGCGTTCCTTTTCTTCTTTCCATAGCTGGGCTTTTTCCTTGCCTAAAATACGCTGTGCTGACTCTTCTTCAAAGAACTGTATATTATGTTTATAATAGATTTCAAGCATATTTCTGAAAGCAACCTCTAAAATATGTTTGACATCGTGCTTAATTGGTTCGGCTGCATTAGCCTGCATTAACTGGGTAGCCCCTAAAGTTTCGGGCATTTCTCTTGCAGTAGCAGTAGGAGAGATGGTCGGCACTGCATTAGATAATTTTTGTATCCGTTCATCAATCATACGGATATAAGTTATTAACGGGTTTAATGCTGCTGCCGCTGCGTTGGTGTCTAAAAACGAAACAGCATGGGCAACATTGTCAACCATTGAGTTTGTATAAATAACCCCACCGGGTTTCACCACAAAAGTGTCTCCGGGTAATTGAACCCTATTGGGATTGACTATCACAGTGGGGATTGAAACAATGCTTACGCAATCCTCAAACTTGTTATAAGCCTGTGTAAGGGCTTCAGACATAGCCTGTATGTCCTCGCCTGTGCCTATACCGAATTTTTCGTTAGGCATACGGTCTTTACAGGCTTCTATGAATATATTTCCGCACTCATAAGGGTATTCGTCTGCCCTGATGACAACCTGTTTGTTGGCGATTGTGATAATTGCGTCAACATAATCATCATCATAGGGGTCAACTTCTTCCTCGTCCCAGACATCACCTTCTAATAATGATTTAGGAACTTCCCCGTGATATTCTAATAAATCAACCTTATCAGAGGGAAGTGTGTCATTAGCAAGAGGATCATCACTTGACATTACATTATCAGACTTATCTTCCTGATTAGTGTCCTTCAGTTGAGATACATTCTTGTAAATGCCATTCTTTTCCATCATTTTTAAGTAACTTATAAAGACATCAGGCTTTTCGATGACCTTCCAGGAGTCTAAAGTCAGACAACCAGGGTCAGGGTAGAAGTGGAAAATATTAATCGTTTCCATATCAGGCCCGTCAAAGATTTTGCGTCCTCTTTTGTCTTCTTCATCACGCCAGGGTATTTTAGCTACAGAATAGCCGTATAATTCGTATTGCTTGACAAATTCCGTCCATATCCCGAATAATCCGCCACGGTTGCGTCCTGTATTATCAAGGTCATAAATTAACTTTGATTTCAAGGCAGGGATAATAGCCTCATCTGAATCTTCAGAAGGCTCTATATCAAATGATTCAATACCCGCACTAAATAATATATTTAAATATAACGGGACTTTAATGCGAACAATCTCTTTTAATGTAGGCACAATATAATTAGCCTGCCATGCCTCTTTGGTGGGAAGTGTCTGTCCACGATAGTCCTCGTAATATTCCTTCCATTTATCCTGTCGGGTTCTCATTTTTTCTTTGGAAAATTCAAAACGCCTTATAACAAAGTCAATTAATGCCTGACCTTTTGAGCGTTTATCTGTTTCAGCCATTTAATCACCTTACCTTTAAATTCCCGAATATCTATTGGAGTGTCTTTTGATAAAATCTAAATTTCTTTTCATCGTAACGAGTAAACTTTTATCTCCCTTATCAGGGCTTTTTTCAGCGAGTGCAAAGTATCGCCATGCGTCAGCCCCGTGAGAATGAATGTCGTGTTTAGGGGTATTTGTGTAGCAGTTCATCTGCTTATTAAAAACTTTTGTGTAGTTCTCTAAATGAGTTATAAGAGGTCGGGTAGTAGCTTCGTTAAAGAAACATTTACTTAAGACATTTCTGCCAGCGTTAATTCCGTCCTCACGGGATAATCTCGGTATTAGCTGAAAATCTATCCCGTACCTTCTGGCAACCTGAATAGTCGGTTCACCTTCAGATACCCAATTTTTGGCTTTCAGGTCGTGCGGGCCGTAGTGGTTGCCGTAAACATACCCTTTGTCCTGTAAAACCTTGGCGTAATGCTGAACACCTTCTCCGGAGTTCTCGTAAAAGTCCACGATATGGTATCCATGCGGGAAAACCTGATAAAAGATAATCGAGGTAAAATCAGTAACACCAATATCCCATGCGGTGTGGACAGGCTTAGCTTTGTCTACGGGAAGAACATTTAAGATTCTTCCCTCATCACGGACAGTCTGGATATACCTTCCGTAATAACTCCCCTCAATACCCATTTCAAATGAGCAGTAAAATTCCTGTGCAATCATTTCCTCAGACATTCCGTCTTTTCGTTCCTGCTCAACATCTTCTTCAGTTAGAACTTTGGTGACATCAACAGGCAACACTTGAGAAAACCAGGTATCAGGGTTTTTCATGGCTACATCATAATGAAGCGTATAGCCGTGATTACGTCCTCTGGGGGTATAGGGAAAGATTGCAATACCTTTGTTTTCCCTCAAAATAGGTCTGATATAATCCCATGCCTTTGGGTTCTGCAGAGCATATTCACTAAACACGCACCAGATAGGGTTAGTTCCCATGATTGCGTCAAAGTTGTCAGTTCCGATAATCTGAAACAAACTTCCGTTTCTCATACGGATTTTCATTTCATCATTCCATGTCTGCTCACGCAAAGGCTCTGGAATAAAATCCAGAAACCTCACACCTGAACGGGTCATACCGTCCCAGATAACCTTTTTGCCCTGAGCAAAAGTAGGGAAGAAATAATAATAACTGCCTACCCCGCCATAGCCAGTATGATTATCTGTATCACACATCGCAACAGCAGTGGCATTTATGATTGTTAAATCTTTACCAGCCCGTCTGTGCCAGACAAGGTCGTGTCTGCGGTATCCCTGTTCGAGAGCCTTGAAAAAAGGTTGCTGATACCAGCGGGGCGTGTAGTTGTAAGGTAATATGATATTGTCCAATCAGGAGTCCAATCTTCCCCCGAAAATTGTTCCCACTTTCCCACTTAATCTTTTAAATTAGAGTAAATTACTGATAAATCGTAAGATTTATCAATTTCGCCACTCAAGACACAACTTCTAATGTTTGCTAAAATTACTTTTCTGGATTCTTCTTTAAGTTCTTGTTCATTTAATTCTCTTTGTTCGTTCATAATTTCCCCCTTTCTAAAAAAATGGTGGAGGTGTCGGGATTTGAACCCGAGTCGGGAGCCTGATTACAATTGCTGTCAAGTTATTAATCAGGACTTAGCCCTCAAAAACCTTACACCCCCATAATTATTCTACTGGCGTGTTACTTTCACACTTGAAAATATCATCCCAGTCCAAATACTTCTTTATGTCTTCATCAGGTGAAAATTCTTCTATCGGGAAAAACCATAGATGATAAAAATCTTTTTTCACACTAAGCGGCAGTTCAATAAACCAGCTATCGAGTTCTTCTTCGGATAAAGTCATATTTCCCCCTTAAAAATCTATGCTTTCTAAAACCCGTTCTTTATATTTATCAATATATCTCAACATCATTTCAGTTGATAATCCTCTTGAATAATGGTCTATAATAATCTTTTCAATATCCCTATTCCTTTTGTTCCGTCATCATTAAACATAATTTCCCCTTTAATTATCTTCATTCGGATACTTTAAATAATCAAAATAATGGTCTTCCTGTAACTCAAGATAATCCAGGTAAATCTCAATTTTGTTCTTCAGAGGTAAATAGGCAAACCATGACATCAAGTCGAGATATTCAACATTTCGTTTGGCAAACCGGTTAAAGTCCATAATAGTCCTTATTTTTTGGCATCGGGCACATTGGCATAAAGAGCCTTTAAATATGCCATAGCTTTTGACCTTGGCATAGGCTTTTTATTCTTTCGGGCACCCGTGTCAGAGTTGACAACATAATAGCCCCGTTCACCCTTGGGCTTCTGTAATTTATACGGCATAAACACTCCTTTAAAATATCCTCAAATTTAAACTTATTTTTCAAACATGATAAATCATAGCCATATGAAGTAACTTTTGCGAATATGAGCCTAATTTTGCATATTTAGGGCATTGTATATATTTTGATTGACTATATAGAGTGGGTATGAGATAATAATTAGTTTATAATATCAATACCCTTAAATGGACACCCCTTTTAATACAGGTAAAAAATTGATGCTGTAGGAATGGTGGACATTATAAGTAATCTTTTTTTTCTCCACGAATCGGGGGTATACCCCCCCCTGCCGGAATGACCAATTATTGTTCTTACTTTACATAATATTCCCAATCCTGTTGACCTTATAGCCTCTAAATGCCCTGTATCCCTTGATTATCAAGGCTTACAAGCCTATTGCTCTACTTTACATAACGTAAATTATAGGACATAGTAAGCTATAACCCTTGCTATTCCTTGCTTTGGTGCTCTTTAGGGGTGATGTTAATAGTCTTCTCCTGCTTATCTTCCCCGGAGAAGGTCTGTATGATGACATTAAACTGCCCTCCGCCGTGGAGATCTGCAATGTCTATGCCCTTATTGGCTATAAACTTGTCTAACATGGCCTTAGCCATAGTGTCAGAGCGGTAAGCACGCTCCCATAAATGCTTCAAAAAAGGCTTCTGTTTGGCCTTTTCTACTTCTTTTAGGGAGTCTATAAGGGTATCTAGGGAGATCTGCACCTTTTCTTTTACGGTGGGTCCTAGAGGATTGAGCTGGGAACCTGGGAGCAATCGCCCGTGTTTATCTCTCTGCACCTGATTTCTGCTAGTGTCTAGTACGCCCTCTTTTATCTCTTTTTT